ACTAAATGTAATAGATGTGTTAGAATCTGCATCACCTGCAATACTATCTAATTGAATACTACCTACATTAGTAATTGCTGAATCACTAAAATCTAAAGTTCCTGTAACATCAAAGTTTCCGTCTACTGTTAAGTTACCTTCGATAGTTGCGTTAGCACCACTTAATGTAATAGCTGCGGTAGGTGTTGAGCCTGATTTAATTACTAACTCACCACTAGAATTTGTTAAACTACCAAAAGTTGTCCCTGCATCTTTAAGTGTAATATCTGCACCATCAGCATCTAATATAATATCTCCGCTAGAATCTAATGTAATATCTGTTCCATCGTTTGTAATAGTATCTAATGCAATACTTCCAATGTTGCTTATATTTGCATCACCAAAATCTAATGCACCTGCAACTGTTAGTGTTCCTGATATATCTACATTACCATTTATATCAACTGTAGTTGCAGCAATCTGTATTTCTGTATCTGCTACTAAATCTAACTGTCCATCTGTAGATGAATTAATATATATTGCAGTATCTCTAAACTGTAATTTTTCTGTACTTGCTACAAGGATATCATCTGAAAACTCAAAGTAGTCTTCGTCTTCCATCCATTTTAATACACCATCACTTGTCTCACCATCAAAGGTAATTGTAATATCTGTTCCTGCTGTGGCTGCACCAAATGTTAAAGTATTACCTAATAGCTTTGTGATTGGACCACCTTCAGCACTTGTGCCATCATGGGTGTGTCCTGTACTAGAGGCAAACGCCGCTAATATCTGGTCGAACTCTGCATTAAAATGAGATGCTTCAATAGTAGCTCCATCAACAATAGTTGATGAACTCTGTCTAGTATAAGTTGCTCCCATGTGTTATCTTCTTCCTCCTGCTGAAAACTCCATTTCAAATCCTTTTAATGATATTGGGTTATTGTTTGTTGCGTCTAATATTTTTGCAGCTACAGTAAATCCACTGCCCTCAACTGCTTGTCTAATTAAATCTGAACCTGTAGAACCATACACTGCTGAACCATATGTAGATTCTGTTAATCCATATTGTGCTATGTTACCTGTTACAGATAATGTATATGCATCTGGTTGTGGAACTTCGTCATCACTAAAATCATATTCTAATAAAAAGCTAGATGATAATGTTCCTCCGGGGTCTATATTCCATATGACTTTTTGCATATTTTTTCTTATGCCGGGGTCACCCATTGTCATATCTGGTGAACGATATACACTACTTATATTTGCTGTAGTTTCTGCTTGTGTAAATACATTACCTGATTCTTGTTGATACACAAATCCATCATATCCACCATTTACAATAGTTTCTGTATTAGATATAAATCCTGAATCACAACTAGAAACTTTTAGTCCTTGCATATCTGCATATTCAAAACCAAGAGAACCTGTATTAGGATTAGCTTTAATTACTGATATTAATCCTCTTGCAGAGTTTTCATCTTGGTCTGCGCTTGTAGGAAAAAATAATCTATACTGTGATTTACTTCTAATTACAAGTGAATTTATATTGTGTGTTGTAATCTCGTTAATTCTTTTTTGTACTTGTTTAGATACTGTACCAAGTTCTGTATCGTCAATTCTTTCTGTTCCTGCAATAGTTCTAAGTCCATCAGGTGCTAAAAATATTACATCACCACCAAGTTCCTGTATGCTTCTACCATCTGTACATCCTATGTTTCTTGTAATAGGAGTTACTGCAAAGTTAGAAGATGATGTTCCTGTTAGTTTAAATATTTTATCTCTACCAAATATAATTAAACTATTACGGAAAGTTCTAAGTCCTACAATCTCTGTATCAACTTTAATAGTTCCACCACCATTGCCACTAGTAAAATCATTAGTTTGATTTGGACCCATAAAACTAAGTTCTTGTATATTACTAGAGTGTCCTGCAAAAAATATATGATTCTTAAATATTTCTACAAACTTAAAGTTAGATGTTCCTGATGCATCAACTACACTAGTGCTAAAAGATGTATTTAATATTTGTGGATTAGATGTTCCAGTAGTAATAATAATTTTATCTGTGCCATCAAAGTTAAATAATCTATGTTCGTAATTTCTTGTAGGTGTTCCTAAACTTGTAATAGTAGATGTCCAACTTCCTGAACCTGAACTAGCTCTGTGTATACTGCCACCTCTACCTGCTAAAACAACATCATTAAATATAGCAGTAAATACAACTCTTTCTGTAGATGCAGAAACTTGTGGACAAATATTAGTATTATATTTAGTTGTTCCTAATACTTTTTTATATCCGCCTTCTATATCGGGTTCAAAGTTTCTAAGCTGTAAAGCTTCTCCGGGGGACATAGAAAACACATCTTTGTTTAATATTAATCCTCCACCTAAACTAACAACTGAAGGTTGTACCTGTGCCATTCTATGTAAATGTTAAAACTGATGTATTGCTTGTTGTTCTAGATGTTGTATTTAAATTTACCCTAGTATCTTTCATATACTCTTGTCTATTTAACATTTCTATTCTAATTCTTTCTACCCCTCTTTCATATTCTGCATTTGCAATATTTGCCATAGGAACATCATTTCTTAATTTATATAAATAATATTTTGCCCTATTGACAACTACATCTGCATAAATATCAGGTAAGTCTAATGTATCTGTAGCTGCAGATAAATCTGTATGTGTTTTAAAATATTCGTACTCTACTGTAAAAATATCTTCATCAGGTATAGGTGATACTCCGAAACTTAAATGGTCTTGTGTTCTATATACAAATATAGGTTTACCATATTGTGATTCTGTGTTTCTTTCATCACTAGTATATCTACCTTGAATATAAGCATCATAACTTATATATTTTAAATTTATTGGAATCTCATCTGCAGATACTCTAATAAAATCTACTTGCATATTAGTTACTGTTGTAGGATTATTTATTGTAACAAATGTTGTTTGTGAGGTAGCAACAAATGATGTAGCTAATACAGCACCATTACCAAAATTTTCTACAGTTAATGTTTCATTTAAATTTTGTGTGCCTTCTGCTACAGTTCCTACTTGAATTTTAAATGCTTGTCCTGTACCTACAGTATCAAATGCTCTGATTGTTAATCTATATTTTGTATTTACTACAGTAGATATAGATTGAGTTACTGTTGCATCATTAAGTTGTAATCTACCATTACCTGTAGATACATATGTTGGAGTACCATCTACGGTTGTCCAGTTACTTATATCAGACGTAAACTCACCATTAGTAATTAATTCTGTGGGTTTAATTCTAAATGTATCAAAGTCTGCTTTTCTAAATGCAGTGGGAAAAGTATACTCTTGTTGTCCTGAATTTAAAACTTGTGTGCCGTTTGTATGTAACCAAGGCCATTCTATTTCAGATAAATATAATTCATTAACTGCTTTATTAATAAAATTTTTAGCAGATGTTTGTATACCTCTGCTTGAAGTAAAGTTAGAACTTGTTAGTTCTACTTCATTCAATTCATTTAAAGCTAAGTTAGTTAATGTTAAATAAGTTTTTGTTCCCATATTCCACTCATAGTATATTCTTTTAATTCAGCTACTTCCTTTGGAGTCATACATGTTATCGCACTACTACGAACTGTATCAACAGGAAATTGCCCCTCTATTGATTGTTTTAAAAAATCTTGTTTTGTATTTATAAAAACTTCACATATTTTATATTCTGTGAAATCTATAAATTGATATGTATAAATTTTTGGAGATATTTCTCCATTAAAAAATATTATTAAAGTTATTAAAAATTTCATATATTATTTTATAAAAGAGAGGGGTATAAACCCCTCCCTATGTATCTACATAATATT